GGCCACTTTCCAAAGAAGTAACGCTACCCTACCATAAGCTATACAGGTAGAGGTATCGTACCGCGCACGTCGTTTACGACGATCTTTGTGGATGTAGACTGGAAAACCCAGATAAAAAAACTACATAACCTTAAATAAGGCAACCACTAAAAGTGCGATTGACTCATGATCCTACGATGGGTACAAATCCACCGTTGTGACTTTTGTCTTCCAACCTCCTCTTAAAACATAAGGGTCGTTATCTCTGTCGTCTGCATCGCTTTCGACGTTGACAAATACCCGAGTTTTATTGGAGCCTTCTCCATCATAAACGATAGTATAGCTTGGCTTATTAGGCTTCGCTTTCCGATAAATTGAGTACAATGGATAAAGCTGGTCTCCCAGCTCTAATTCACCATTCTCAACGAACGGAACTTTCGTTATCGTTTTAAAGTTAAAAGGAGGTCTAACAGACCCCGTTGAAAGTTTACGGTGTTTTTTACACGAACCGTTCCAATCTAACTTGCTAGTCGCCCAGCGCGTATTAATAGGTTTGGTGTGTTGAACGTTACGCCGTAAATGCATTTTACACTGAGGGTCGGTAATATCATAATGAATATGACCATCACCGAAGCCAGGAGGTCCAAAGGAAATAACATTACTTGATTTGTTGAATAGGAGCTGCTCAAGCTCATATCTAAACGGTTCAAATAAATTCCAATTGGCCCTGTCGAAGTTCAACAGACCGATCAATCTTGCATCGGTCCATCTACTTTTCTTGTAAAAAGGTCGGATATTAGTACCTAAGAAGAAGTCAGCCCCACAACTTTCACGGAAGGGTCCCTTGGTAAAGCTCTTTTCAGAGTTCACCTCGAAACCAAAAAATTCCAAGTTGTGGAATAGCTCATTCAGAAAATCGGCATCTGAAGGGACAATTAAGTCGTCTCCGAATACTGATATATTATCTGTTTTTAGGCCGGCTCTAACACAAGTGACGTAAGCAATAGCATAAAAGATAATGGATTCAAGTTCAAAAGTGAAGCCATTTCCCATTGAGGAAAACATCTCCAACTCAATTGTCTTACCATTATACTCTACCCTTCTAGTACGCAACTGATCTAATAAATTAAACCAGTCTTCTGACTGAATGAGGTGAAACACTACTAAACACGCAATCGTGTTACTGGCATTTTTGAGATCGATCGTAGCAATGCTATCATTAATACTTCCGATAGCCGCATATGACCGATTCTCCACTTGACTTTTCAAATTGATCTGACAAGTGGTCAAAAAACGTTCTTTTAACTCTTTCCCTACTCCAAGCTGACCGAGGCCAGCTAAAATAGATTCAATAATTATCGAACGATTGGTTTGCCAATTCTTATCTACCCACGAAAGTTTTGCAACTGCAACGCTAAGTTTGTTAAGCTTAAACATATGCGGAAGCTCCTTCGCGAACTCTTCCGTGAGCTCGCTTGAGAATTCGTGGTAATGAGTCATTGGGACGTTCAATTTATGACGTCCCGATGTGTATTTTGCGCTGGAACATCCAACGTTCATCCCTGGTCCAAAACGTAAATCTAAGTCTTCCAGTCTAGGGCAATCGCCTAAAATATCAGAAATTTTCTGAGAAACGGCAACAACAAGTCCGTCCTCACAGAACAATAATTGCTCTGTCTGATAAAGTAGCGAGAACCTTTGATTAGTCCTCTTACATCTACGTTCGGTTTCGGCAAATGACAATTCGGCGTTGGCTTTCTTATTGACACCAGCTATTACTAGGTCAGCATCTTTTGCGTAAAGCGCAAGACACTGTCTAGCATAGGCCAGTGCGGTGGGATCGTCATCAACACGATAGTCAATGCTATATGCACAGATTTCTTGGACACTATTATCCGCGACGAGATTACATAATTCGTCAGCGAAGCGTCCTGAGTTACTTGCACAATACCACGCGAGTCTTCTGGTGAATCTTTCTGATTCATCGCGTCTCCAAAGGTTGAAAATGTTGTACACAGGTTTTTTACTTTTCATAGTAAATTGTCCTTTTACATAAGGATTAAAAGAATAATCAAGCGTTAGTAATTTGCTTGATCATTTTGGTAAGGATCTTGGAACTGCATAGTCGAATCAGCGGTTAAACCCCGATGATAAGCTAGCATATCTTTGATACCTTGCTCGGACATACGTGTATGGATCACATAATCTGTTACAATTAGTGACTCGCCAACCTTTCTTGGTTCGGCGACGTAGCCCTCTGCATTATTCCCACTTGGCATGTCAATGATAGGCATCACAACACGGGTCCGCAGTTTTCTAACGTTTCTGTCCTTAGACGGTAACTTTGCAACGCTAACATACGGTCTTGCTGAGGCAATTAAGCCATCAGTAGTATCGATGAGAACAAGCTCAGTTTGCGAATGGCTCTTGTGTCCGAAAACATGTAGAACAGGTGTTGGTTGTTTGTCATATACTGACAGTGAGTTGATGGCAGCCATCGTTTTTCCTCATTTTGTTATATTAATGAAATGTTAAAAGTCAGAAAAGACTATAACACGAAACTTAGTTACGATATCTTTTAACGGTGGTGTTCAACAAAGCAATACCATTAAGCATATGCTCCCAGCCTAGAGATTTCTCAATAGGTTTAAAGGAAGGTGTACTTAGGAAATTGTTTGCAAAAAGTTCCCCCGTTGCAGAATTCGTTAGGACCTCACGTGAGAAAGAAAAAGTCTTTGTACTGGCTTCTGAGGAGTAATCCCCGGAAAATGCGCCATTATCATGAATTTTCTTAGTGAGAATGAGCTGGTCGATATGTAGATCGGTCCACGTAGCGCGAGCTTCCATGTAGTCTTCAAAAGGCAAAAACCAATTGGCGACAAATAACCATGGAGTCTTGTTCGTAATGGCCCTTCCAATATCACCTAAACGCAAGCTCTCTCTCCAAGTAGGCGGCTGCGTCACAGTGACATAATATCTGTACGATATAGTTTTTCTACACGTCCATTTATTACCACCGTTTGACGTTACCTCCATAGCTTGGAGCTTGCGAGTCACCCTAAAACTTGTTTTAACGGGCCTACTAAGCATTGCAGCAATAGACGTTCCAAGTCCCTCAGCATCAGACAACATTGGCCGCCAACCATACTGTACTTCAAGTATAGCATTGGCTAAGGCGCTTCTGTCATCGAAAGCAGATCGGTTCTTAAAATGTTTTCTCATTGTTGCATAGTATTTTTCACGCCTCGATAGCTTATCACCGCCAGCAAGGAAACTTGCGGCTTTATAAAGCTTACCAGACTTAAGTTCACCAAGAAACTTTGCAAGACGCGTAGCAGTTTCGCCAATCAAGGCCATACTCTCGCTCGCTTCCGCAATGAATATTGATGCACTAAAATCATGGTCTCGGATTTTATTACCGAGTTTTATCGATAACTTCAGCGTGTCATTGTCCTCCCAGTACAATACTGGTGAGACGCCCACTCCGTAACCTGCGAAGATTGAACCTACACGACCATCAGGAAGTGTTTGTCCACCATCGTAAGTTTGAGTAACAGTTTTAGTGTAGTTATGCGGAGTTAAGTCATCAGGAAAAGCACGATTATCACCTTGCCAACGTTTCTCAAAGTACTCGCCTGTAAGGCCAGTTCCTCCGAAAGCAGTAGCGCCGTAATGTCGGTTATCTGAAATGACTAGTCCGTAGCTCATAAAACATTGTCCTTAGCAGTTTCATCTGCTTCTAAGTTAGAAACAGCTGTGTATCCATTTATCCAAAACTCCTCATCAGAGTAGTACATGTCCAATCGTTTGCGAAACTCATTCGCCAAAGCTTTATGAGCTTGGGACCGTATAATTTTGCCATTTTGTGGCAACGGTAAAAGAACACTTATTCTTCTGAAAGCTTCGTCCTCCTCATCTTCCATCTCAAAAGAGACGGAGACTGCGAGTACTAAGTTAGAAGAACCAGTTTTATCTGGAATTAAAGTGTCAGTGAGTTCACAAAGTATTAAAGACATGATATTTCTCCTAAAAGGCTAAAGATAATGGAACGCAGCT